AAGCATTGAAAAGATTAAAAAACTCACTAAATAAATAAACTAAAACTATGGCATTTTCAGTCGGATCTCTCGTTAATTACAACAACGAACAATCAACAGACTTGTTGGTTAAAGCATTGTTCAGCGGCAAAACTGCTGCTGCGATGTACGCTGCTAACCAAGTGCAGGTAGGTGTTAAATCATCTGCTGCCTTGAACATCATCGCATCTACAATTTTCCTACAAGCCGATGGCTGTGGGTACTCACCAAGTGGTACAACTACCTTCAGTCAGCGTAACATCACCGTTGGTGCTGTGAAAGTTGAAGAAACTTTGTGTCCTAAAACTTTGGAAGCAAAGTGGATGCAAACACAAATTATGCCCGGTTCACCAACAATGATTCCTTTCGAGGAGCAGATTGGAAATGAGAAGGTAGCCGTGATTGCACAAACTTTGGAAACTGCTCTTTGGCAGGGTGATACTGCAAGTGGTAATCCTAACTTAAGCCGTTTCGATGGTTTCAGCAAAATCATCGCTGCTGCATCTCCAACATTGGCAAATGCTGCCCCAACAACTTTCACAACTGTAACTTCTGCAAACATCGATGACATCTTGGATCAAATCTATGCAAACATCCCTGCTGCCGTTGCAACCAAAACTGACTTAGTTTGTTTCTTGGGTGTTGACGCTTACAAGTTGATGTTGGTTAATTTGAAGAACGCCAATTTGTTTCACTATGTAGCTGATGCTGCAACTGAAATGGAAATGGTTTATCCTGGAACTAATATGAAGTTGATCGCCGTTGGTGGTTTGAACGGAACAAACAAATTGTTTGCTGGTTCTTTGTCTAACTTCTTCTTAGGAACTGACCTTGCAAACGAAGAGGAAATCGCAAAACTTTGGTACTCTGAAGATTCTGACGAAGTTCGTTTCCGTTTGACTTTCAAGTATGGTGTGCAGGTTGCATTCCCATCTGAAGTTGTTTATTTCACCCTTTAATCTAAGGTAGGATGGCTTGTTTATTAACATCAGGATTTACCCTTGATTGCAAAGAAGCAATCGGGGGTATCAAAAGCATCCACCTAATCAGTTGGACTGCATCAAAGTTTACCGTTGTTAGTGGTGTAGTAACCGCGACAACTGTGGTGAGTGGCGATGTATACACTTACGAGCTACCGAAAGCAACCGGATCAATGACAAACACCACAAATGTGAGCATTGAAAACGGCACATCTTTCAACCAAGCTGACATTGCGTTCAAACTTCGCAGATTGTCAACAACCAAGCGTAACGAAATGAAGTTACTTGCACAAGGTCGTTGCTATGCAATCGTGAAAACGAACAACGATGAGTATTGGTTGGCTGGTAAGGACTTGGGTTGTGATGTGACTGCAATGGTCAGCAACACGGGTACTGCAATGGGTGACTCTACTGGATATGAAGTAACTCTATCCGCAATCGAAGCCGAAGCACCATTCTTGCTTCAGGCATCGGTAGTAACCACATTAGGAATTTAAGTACGCTTGATTCATAGAGAAAGGGGGTGGGCAATTGCTCACCCTTTTTTGTTACATAAAAGACAAGTCGCTATTTTAGGTAGATGCTCCAAGTAACTAAGCAAGATTCTGAATACTGGTATGTAACTCTCACCGAAAAAGTGACGATTGCAAACCCGTATTTTTTATTTAGTATGAAGTGCAGACAAACCGATGCGGTCAAGAATTTCATATTGACCGACATCTCCACTTTCAAAGAACGATACAACGAGTTCTTGTTTGATGAAGGTGTGACCGATGCCAAAACTTTGGAGGTCGGTGAACACGAGTACAATATCTACGCACAAATTTCATCCAACAACTTAAATCCATCCTTAGCGGATGAGTTGGTTGAAACGGGATTATTGAAAGTTCTTCCATTGTTAAACAACGAGTTATTTTATCAGGTATCGTGAGCGAGAAAATCTACACAACGAATCGTGATATGGGCGTTGAACACGAAGTATCACTCACCAAGAAACTATTCACCACGAATAGGGATATGGGGTTTGAGAGAAGCGTGGATGATGTCAAGAAGAACTATGAAGTAGATGCGTTGACGGCTGCTTTCTTATTAACTGAGGATTCATTTTTATTGCTCCAAGAGGATGGAGGTCGTTTGATAGAAAGTTATGTCTAACAAGAAAATTTCACAACTTGATTCCATTGGAACTATTGATGTCAATCAGGACTCAATTCCAATCGTTGACTATTCCGAGAATGTCACCAAACGGACAAACCTTGCCAACATCGGACAAAGGGTATTGGAAGCCAGTTCAACAACAAACCTTGCAGAAGGAACAAACCTATATTTCACCAATACACGAGTTTACACGAAAGTCAAAGCCACTTTGTTGGCTGGTTCAAACACATCCATCACTTTTGACGATGCACTTCAAACCATCACCATTGCATCACAGGGCAATGTCCAATCCGTAAACACAAAGACGGGTGCAGTTGTATTGACAACAACGGACATCAGCGAGGGAACAAATCTATACTACACACAAGCAAGATTTAACTCAGCGTTCACGGCAAAGAGTACAAGCGACTTGACGGAGGGAACAAACGAGTATTTCACCGCAGCGAGAGTGAGAGCAGTGGTGTTGACGGGTTTGTCATTGGTGACAAATGCCGTGATTTCTGCAACTGATTCAGTATTGGTTGCGTTTGGAAAGTTACAAGCTCAGATCACCGCAAACCTTTCAACACTTACATCACACACATCCGATACAAGCAACCCACACGCCACAACAAAAGCACAAGTGGGCTTGGGAAATGTTGCCGATGTAGACACCACAAACGCATCAAACATTGCGAGTGGTACATTGGCTGATGCAAGGTTAACATCTGCCGTTACAACGCAAGGAAACACATTTAACGGAGCATCTCAATTAGTACAGTTGGATGCATCAACCAAACTTCCAGCAATTGACGGAAGCAATTTGACAAACTTAAACATTCCACCTTCAACCGGTGGGGATTTATACTTATTTTATAACTACTAAAATGCCAGCAAACACATCACCCATATTCGCACTATCACCAGAACTTGCAATCGCAACGGTGACGACTGCGACAACCGACCGAACAGGTGCAACGATGACAAACACCGTCACGCTTTTAACTGCTGCCACAAACGGCACGAAGATCACGCAGATAGGAGCAAAGGTTGCAGGAACAAATGCGGCAACTTTGGTTTTGATTTTTGTGAGTGATTCAAGTGGGGCCAATTTCAAGTTGTTTGATGAGATTGTTTTAAGTACAATTACCGCATCAACTACAACAACATCACAAAGAGCGGTGACTGCTTATTCAGATTTGCAATTGAAGGCAGGGCAAGTTGTTAAGGTTGGAACAACGGTTGCCATTACCGCAGGGGTAAACATATTCGCAGTAAAAGGAGATTATTAATATGCCTGACTTTGGTATAATGCGTGGCTTTAATGAGAAGTTGTTTGGTGACAAGTTGGTTGCTGGGCAGTTGCCGACGCAGTTGGGTTTAATTGGAAGCCAGTCAACATTTGTCGGGTTGCTTGACACATATACAAACGCTGCGGCTGCTTATTCATTGCGAAAATTAAGAGCAGCATATGCTGGGAGTTCTATTCGTGTAAGGAGAACTGATTTAACTGAAGCGGACATTGGATTTAATGCATTGGGAGATTTGGACACTCTTGCGTTGCTTAGTTTTACTGGAACGGGGGCATTGGACAATGGATTTGTTACAACTTGGTACGACCAAAGCGGAAACGCAATTAACGCAACACAAACAACGGCATTGGATCAGCCACAAATTGTTAGTGCTGGTAGTGTCTTAACCAATGGCGGAAAGCCTTGTTTGCAATTTGACAACACAAACGATTCATTAATAACAACACTAACAATCACTAGACCTTATTCAATATATGCTCAATTTTTGCAATTTTCTAGTTTAACCTTAAATCGTATTCTTAACAGCACTTCAACAAATTCATTAATAACATCTTCGCGGGTATCTAATACTGTATTTACCGGTGCAAATGTTGTGGAAAGCGCATACGCAAGTAATAATCAAAATGTGATTGTTTCGTTAATTGAAAGTACAACGAGTACAACAAAGTTTTTTTATAATTTGAATAACATTGCCATAGCAAGTCCAGGAAGTGCTGATTGGGGAATTTTAGCTTTCGGGTCAACTTCTGCTCGTCCTGAACCGGCAAATGGTCAGATTAAAGAAACCATTGTGTGGGCAACAGACCAATCAAGCAATAATATAGGAATTCAAAATAATATGAACGCTTACTATGGCATCTATTAACGGCTACCAATACCCCACCGAACAAGAAGCAATCACCGCCCGTGAGTTGTGCGATACTTACTACGGCATCCCTGTTGCTCCCGATGATGTAACGCAGAATTGGGTTGACTATCAGTTTGCAGAATTAAACACACCGCAATTTTGGTACATTGTTTTTGATGAATCTTTGTTTCCCGTGCTTGGAACACCCATTGACTTTGAAGTTATAACACCACCTTTCCCGATATGAAACTAAGCGGTCGTTCTTGGATCGCTTTGATAATTGCTGCGGTAATTATGTTGTGTTTTTTATCGGTGCAAACTGCCCTGGTACTGAAATACATTCAGCCAAGTCACGAAGCTGCACTCTTCGGCTATTGGTCAATTATTGGATTCCTGCCTTTTTTCTATTTTGTGGTCGTTGAGTTCGTCAGAAAAGCACGACATAAATTCCAATCAATAGACGATACATTCAACGCCATTGATGCCAGTAACATCGTATTGGAGTTTGACAAAAGCGGAACTATCCGAAAAGCAAATTCAAAGTTTTACACATCATTTGGCTATGCAGATATAATTGGACAACGCCACAAAGTTTTGGTCGGTGATGTAGATGCGAACGAATACAACTCATTTTGGAATCAACTCAGAGTCGGCAGATTCAAGCAAGGAGAATATGAACGATTGAAGTCAGATGGTTCGGTGATATGGTTATTTGCAAACTACAACCCCATCAAAGATCCATACGGTGAAGTTTACAAAGTGATGCTCATTGCAACCGACATCACCGACAAGAAGATAATTGAAGCGGATGTAAACAAAAAGAATTCCTATTTGGAACACGCTGCGAAGATTCTAAGACACGATATGCACTCAGGTATCAATACATACATTCCTCGTGGATTGAGTTCCTTAAAACGGAGATTGTCTGAAGAGCAAATCAAGGAGTTAAAGATTGATGCACCCTTGCGAATGATTGAAGAGGGATTGACCCACACACAAAAAGTGTACAAGGGAGTGAAGGAATTCACCAACCTTGTGAAGGCAGATGCACAACTTGAAAAGAACGAGTTTGATCTGCGTGAAATTCTAATCAGTTACCTGAGTTCTA